TATTAGGAAGTCGGCAATCGCGCTGCGCCAACCAATCCTTTATTGCAAACCAAAGCTCTGCTCGTAGGTTTAAATAATTCTTTTTCGTGCTCGGTGCTTCGGCTACATTCACACCCCGCACAGGTAAATTCTGTTCTGCTAATCTATCTACAACCCCACTACCCAAACCAATTACGTCAACCAATATCTCTTGTGGTTTGTTTTCAAAGGTGGTGGTATCGTATTCTGCTTTGACCGCACCGCATAACTGCATAAGATCCATAGACTTAAATGTTTTTATATCTAAAACCGTATTTCCCTGACGTTTGCATAATGCAGAGTTATCGCCACCAAAGCGAGCCACGTCTAATCCCCACACAATCGCTTGCTCAGTCGTAAGCGCAACATCTCTATCAATCGCTGCTCTGACCAAATCCAACGGTATAACCGTATCATCATCCGACTGTGGAAACTCGCCCATAACCTCAACCCTAGATACCGTAGAGTCCTCGCCATATTGCTCAATCATCTGTTGGAACACTTTGGTATCTGTTCCCTCAACATTACGAGAGTCTATCTGCTCGGTATTCCAAAAAGCTTTGGAGCTGTGGAAACTATCATAGAAAGGGCCGGTATTTCTTCTGGGGTTGGAAAAAGTAAACCAAAAACGATTTTCGGTAGGCTCTGAGAAGAAACCTTCAGCTACCGAATAGATAGGTGCTGGTATACCAGAAGCCTCATCCATAATTAGGCAAACACCATAGTTACTGTGTACTCCGGCAAACGCATCGGGGTTTTCTTCCGACCATAGTTGCGCTTGTGCGTAGTAGTAGCCTGTATCTATTTGTAGATCCTTTTTCAAGCTTGCTTCAAACCAATCTACGGGTTTGAGCGTAGTAGCGGTCTTGTAAAACCAATGTCCGTTAATAGCGAGGGTCAACCACTTACCGAGTTCTGCCCATGTTCTTGAGCGTAGCTGTTGTTCGGTGTTGGCGGTGACGATGACAGTTGAGCCAAGGCGAGTGGATAGCATCCATAAGATAATCCATGCGACTAAGGCAGACTTACCTATTCCACGACCTGATGCAACTGCCAAGCGAAACATATTGGGGTCTAGCTTGCCAGCGTTCTTTTGTATGTGGTTTGTTAAATCTACTAAAATTTTTTCTTGCCACTTGCGAGGGCCGGTAAACTCTTCGAGGGGTGTGCCTTCTTGACCCCAGGGGAAAACGTATCTAACAAAGTTTAGTGGATTGTCTTTGATGTTGCCTGTCCATATATCGGACATTAACTCTTCTTCTTGTTTTGGACTGTATTTCATTTTTTATTTAAAAAAGATTTATAGGTATCTGCGAGGGAAAGAATAGCTGCGGGGGGTGCTTCTTGTTCTTCCAAGTATTTGAGTTGATCCAAGAAAGGTTTGTCAGATGGATAGTTACAGTCGGCAATAACATGTTTAGCAAAGTCTCCTGTTTTATCATCACGATCTTGGTTTCTCAAAAGGTACTCGTAGAAATTCATAAAAAATTTAGTTCATAGCTTACAAAATCTTAGCCCCCGCCGACAAAATTTAGGGGGGGTGGTTGCAAAATTTAAAACTCTGGAGAGATAGAGGAAAGACATTTTACAACCAGAAACATCTAAGGGAGATGGGTGACAATGTTTCATTCGTCTTTTTGGGGATCGTCTGATTTTTTATCTGTCTGTCGAAATGCTGAAAGCCTTATATCAGGCACTTTCTCGCCTTCGATAATATTCGCTGGTGCATTACTGGTGCGTAACCTTGCATTATCCAACGCAGATCCTATGGAAAGTGTGTGATTGGTTTCAACTCGGTCTTGCCAGTTCTGGGTATCTCGGTTCTTGAGGTAAAAAATCTGTGCGGTCACGTTTCCGCCTTGAGCTGAAGAGAAAAGAGAATTGGTTACTTCTGCCAATCCTTTTGCTTGTCCCCTTTTTAAAGCATCTTCAAAATCAGCTGAACGTTTTCTAGAACGATCTATAGTTGACCACGAAACCCCCATAGCACGGGCAATCTGAGTCGTTCCAAGACCTTGAGCTGCTAGTTGCTCGACTTGTTCTAAATCCAAGTTAATACGCTTTCTTCCAGCACGTTTAGGCTTCTTTTCAGTCATTTTCTTTGTAGTTATCTCCATTAATTAACACATATCCTAAACCAACCAACAGAAAATGTGTACGTTCTCCCGCCTTTGGTTTCCTCAACGCATCTTCCGCTGTGTAAACTATTATATTCTTTTCTATTAATCTATCTACACTATTCTTCACAGTATTCCTATGAGTCCCCGTAGCCTTTGCTATGTAAGTAATACTATCCCTCACACTCCAGCTCGCCAATCGCCATCGATCCACCATCGCCCAGAGCACCAACTTGTCCGCTGCTGTTAAATCCGTTCTCCCCACCCTCGCTTTGAACCAGTCCTTCCACAACGCTCGCTTCACCACCCTAAAATCAGAGTACCTCGCTACACACTCCACCCTCACCAAAGCAGAGTTCTCCTCCCTCGCTATATCCCCAAACACCATCCACTTATACTCCATCATTCGCCCTCGCTATGCTTGCTCCCCGCCTACGGCGGGAGCAAGGCATAATGTAGTATAAGTAGTTAATAGGATATAAGCACAATCCTTGTGCATTAAATCACATTCCTTGTGCATCAATCGACAAGGATTGTGCATTAAACTAATGCTAATCATGGCAAAAACAAGTCATCTGATCATCATCATCAAAGAACCCTTGTTGGCTTTTACTGATATCAACCAGCTTAATATAATTTGGCCTATCCTTTCTAAAGACTGCTCCTGATTGCTCACCAAATTTTTGTTCTTGCTTAATCCACCAATCCGCTAACTCTGGTTTTTCTTTAAGTATGCTTATTGTTGTATCCATACCTTTTAGAAAACACAGATCGCAGTTTCCAGCTGGAGTCTTACCATTGAAATTAGTTAAACGCAGATCAAAGTTTTGTTTTTTCCAAAAATTAGAAACATCTTCAACTGTATGCTTTGCATCATTCATAGGGGTTATGTTTGTCCAGGTGTTGTATTGTTTTAAAGCATTGGTAACCCTTCTTGGTTCGTCATACCTCAAACCTATGACGTTATACCAATCCTTATAACCTTTCATCTTTCTCATAAAACGATACATGACTTTAATTTTAAGCTCTGAAGTGCAAAACCTTGTGACTGGATTAGGTAAATATTTTCTATGATCTAGTAAGGCTTCAAAGGGTTCTCCCTTCCTTGATGCAGTTTCATAAGTAACTTCTTTGGTTCTGTAGATAGGTCTTTCTTTGCCTAAATACATTTCTAACCAATGTATATGAATATCCCATTTCTCTGATATTTCATTAACAAAGTCTAATGTTTCCTCTGCCTCCTTCCCTGTGTTAGCAAACACCACATGAATATCATCTGGAAGTTTGCCTTCATAGGCTTGTAATATCTGCCACAGCATAAAGCCAGACGTTCTGCCACCACTAAAGCTAATTAATGCTGGGCCTTCTATTTTGTATGGATTTTTCAATGCTTTTTCTCCTTCTCTTTGGTCTTTTTTTTACCAAAAATACGATCATATTCTTGGTCAAATTTCTTTTTATTGTAACGTCGTGGATTGCTGCCTTTGCTCATAATTTAAAAACAAATACGGGTTCGTATTTGAAACCTCCTTTTATACTACTTAATCTTAGTTTTAATGTTTCTTTCAAAACAAAACCTTCTTCTGCACAAACTCTTAAAGTTTGTTCTTCTAAATCTTTAAATGTTCTTACATTGGCAATATTAATAATCATGTGTCCTTTATCAGACAAACATTCTTTACAGTTCCTAACAGTCTGTCTCAAGAAACCATTAATCCAGGATTCTTGATTAGAGTATTTTTTATAAGACTGAGTATCTTCATTGGAATATTCTTCTGTATTGAAATAAGGCGGAGATGTAAAACACAAATCAACCTTTTCATTTGGAACAAAATTTTCTGAACCCAACTTGTGAAGTTCAACTTCTGTTGGCAAATGTTTGAAGTCTTTTTTTATATTCTTTAATCCTTCATACGTTAAAGAACAAGGATCAGTTCCTATATATTTATTAAGATCACAAGCTAAAGCACCAAATAACCTACCTCCATAACCAGAACTCATATCCCAAACAACACCATTATTTGCATATCTATGGTAAATAGTTGCACCAGCTACAGGTCTAAAATTGCTAACCGCCTGTACACCAGATGCAGTTCTAATTGCTTTTCTCAAGTTTGCATCTGTCATATAACCATTCTCTAAAACCTTTCCTCCCCATTTGATTCTTGATCTTATTGCCTTTTTAAGAAGTTCATCATCATTGTAAACATCAATAGGTCTTTTCATTTTCATTACTTGCACCTCCCAATGATGCGGAAAATACGACCATGCCAAACCAATACCATGTAAAAGCTGTAGTATCTCCCCGTCTTGTATACCTTCTTTATATTTACTGTTTTGTATCTTTTTGAATTCAATTAGTTTTTCTTCATCTGTGTATGAGTAGTAAGGCATACCACGCTCTCTAAAATATTTAAAAACAAGCTCTATCTGCTCTTCGCTCATTCTTCCTCCCAAGGATTACCACTCACAAATTCATTGCGAGTTTCTTCTAACAACTCCAAAACTGCATCTCGTCTAAACAAAGTTTTGGTTCTCATGTCCGTTTGCGAATTGGATTTAACCATAGCAAAACGTACCAATCTATTTGGATCGTAATCAACTCCATATCTAGCACACACAAACTGCGCTTCTTTTTCAGGCCCGTGATACATTACGGCAGTCCAGCGTTGTGAGTCCACAAGGCTGCTTGCGCCCCGGACACTCGCTCTCATTAATACTGGGTCATCATTCTTACCTAACGCAGTCTTACTCATGTGATGCACAGATATAACGCTACAAGCTAATTTAGAAGCCATAGAGGCACAAAACTGCCCCCAGACTTGTCCAACCTCATTTGAGTTAACTGGAGCGCTTATCATCGCTTGTAGAGGGTCAAATACGACCAATACCGGCTTGTAAGACTTTATTTCCTCTAATAACTCAAGTGCGAACGGTGTAAGCCCTAATCCATTGTTATCTTCTTTAACTAACGTAATCGGTTGTGGTAAGTCAGGAACAGTCACACAATACAAATCATTGAGTGCATCTTTCCTTGTGTTATCAGGATCTACTATAGTTAAACGTCTCCACAGCTCATTCCTATCGTCTTCAGCTCCGATATAAACAACATTCCCTCGCTGTGTAACCTGTTTACCCATCCACATTCCACCGCTTATGCAAGCCATTGCTAGTTTGAGCATCTCCATACTCTTACCGATACCACCCACAGCTGCTAACAAGCCAGGAACTGCCATAGGAATTAAACCGTCTATTAACCATTCACGATCTGGAGGAGAGGAGGAGAGATCACGAACTGCAAACTGACGGATACCTATGACAGCCCTTTGTTCTAATTCATTCTTAATATGTTCTAAACCATGTGCTAAGTAAGCATCATTCCAATCGCCTTTCTCTGGCGGTATGCGTGTTACGGTGTTGCCTACGGATTGTGCGACTTCATTAGCGCATTTCTGCCCTACACCGTTGCTGTCGTTATCCAATGCCATGATTAACTTAGCCTGTGTAACCTTTCTAAGCTCTGTGCAAGCTTCCATAGCAAATGGAGCTGCAAAAACTACCGCAACTGGTTTATCGGTAGCTTCAGCAATACTGACTGCGGTTGCATAGCCTTCAGCGATATAAAGTTCTTGTAAGTTAGCTAAAGAGTTGTGATCGCAGTTGATAAGAAACAAACCACCCTTAACTTTGCTACAACTAGCAAACTTTTTCGTGCCAGTTGGTGAAATTGTCTGTAATGAAACGATGTCTCCTGATATACTGCGAATCGGAATCAACAGCTCGTTTCTGTTGTTTACTTTTAACCCTATATTTTTTATTTTTTTGGAGACTAAATATTTATGTTCCTTGACAAGCTCATGTCCTTTATCAAATCTTTCAGTACATTCTTTGGCTACCTCTTGTTGCCTTTCCTTACGATTGGCTTCGGCCCTTTCATTAGCCATTTGCACTTGTCGGGACAGTTCAGCTTGCTGTGAAGGTGTAAGCCTTGATACGGCTTTGTTAGACCATTTCCAGTTTAGATTCGCTCTCCAGTTACCGTAAACACAAACCATTAACTCGTTGGTTTGATAAAAAACGTAATAACCAGAACGCTCTCCTGATCTGTCTCCCCTTGATCCAACAGTATTAATTACAGGCACTCGCTGTAATTCACCCGTTGTGTCTATGTAGTCTACTCGCAGTCCGTTGCTATTCATCTCCCGAACCAAGTCAACTATGTCGTTGCCTGTGTTCGGAAAACTAATATTTTCAGAAAGACTAAGACCACCTTTAAAGTAATCTTCTACGTCTTTCATTTAAAACGGTACTTGGTTTTCTTTTGTTTTGTAAGCCTTAATTATTAAAGAAATAAATTTAGAGACTGTTTGTTTATCCCACTTGTTAAGGTGTGGGCCGTGTTCTTTTATAAAAGGTTTAGCTTGCTCAATCGCATAGTCCTTACAATCGTCATGGACTATATATGCTTGATTTGTTTGCAATTCTCCTCGCTCTCCTTCTTTTAGTAGTTCTAAGTGTTCCATACTACATGCTCCTATTGCTTTTGCGTTTTTATCTTTTGGGTCTTTATAAATCAGCCCTCGGCATCCACGAAAGCAGATGCCACAAGCTGACGGTCTGGTGTCTCTGATTAGTCCCAAGGGTTCTTATCAGAGTCATTTTCTACCGGTTTTTCGGATTTTGGTGATTCACCCCTTGCCACACTCCAGTACTTTACGGTGTTGTAACCGTTATCGTTGACTCCGACAGTAAAACCAACCACTTTGCCTATCAATTGGTCAAAGCTAGTGAGTGATCCAACACCAGCTGCATTCATCAAACGCATGATGTCTTTTTTGCCCCACTCTACATATTCTGGGTTTTCATCAACTAAAGTAATTGTTTTCCATAAGTGTCTGCCCTTACTAGACTCGCTGGTTATCTCAAACTCAAGTTTAAGATGTTCACCATCAGACCATGAATCGGGATTGATTTCAGCAGATGCGTTTACAATCTTGCCTTCATACTTACCTTCTGGGACAGGCCCACTATCATAGGTCTTTTCTTCCAAACCTTCGGTGGTTAATCCACCTTCAAAGTAATCTTTTACATCACTCATTTTCCATCTCCTTTTTTCATTGCATCAACAATGGCTTGGAATGTGAAATCTATGCACTCATCCATGCCATATCTATTTTTAGCCAACCAAGCTGGCTTTTCTTGTGTCCATAGTTTTCTCTCGCCACTAGATACAGCTCGCTTTTCTTGCTTGCCCATCTTGCCTTGAGACTTCACTAGGTTCACATCATAGTTACCAAACAAAACAATATCGCTATGCTCTTGTAGCTTCGCTGAAGCTGACTTGTGCAAAGCAATCTCATAACGATCATAACTTTCACCGTCAGGTGGATAAAAAGTTTTGATACTCGTATGAGCTAATTGCATGATAATCATGTTCTTTTCGTTTCTAAGTTGATTGAGATAATCAATGTATTTTTCCCACAACAATATGGCTAACTTGTAGCCCTTGCCATAAGCAATGTTGTCTATGGAATCTACCTTTTCATTCTCACAAACCTTTGCCCAGATGAGGCTCTCTAACCAGTCAACTGAATCCACCGCCAAGGCTTTAAATTCTGTCTCATTGTTAGCTAACTCATGCAGAGCTGACATAACATCGTCATAAGATTTAGCCAAAGGGAAATGAGGTACATCACTCACTCCAGCTAAACCATCTTCGGTTTGTATGAAGATTACACCAGGTATTGATGCTGCCAATGTAGTTTTACCTATACCGGCTGTAGCATGTATCAAGATACGAGGTGCTTTTTTCTCAATCTTCTTTTTTATATCGCTTAATTTAAAAGCCATAATCTCTCCTATTCTTCAACTTCAATTACGCTATCTTCGGTTTCACTATCTAAAAGGTTTTTTAAAGTAACCTCACAACCGATAATAGAGTAATCAACTTTTCTAATTTCTACGTTAGCTTGTGCAACTAACGCTTCTTTGTTTTGCACAAAAATTTTACGCTCTTCAAAGATTTGCCTAGCTTCGTCTGACATGTCAGATACAAATAATTTAGGCCCATCTCCAAACTGAACGTATTCTTCTTCTGCATTTTCTTGTTTCACTTCATCATTCATTATTGACTCCGTTGTTATATATTGGACACACAAACTCTTTTGCTGGACAAAAGCGACACCAATCGCCAGCACAAGGTTCAGGTTCTGATTCAAAACAGCGATGCGCTGCTTCTTTTAGATCGTTAAGACCCCAATGTAATAAGTCCATCAGATCGTGTTTCTTTGAACTAATCTTTGGATTTACTTTAGGTTGTACTATCGTAGTTATTACATCTTCGGTGTCTTCCGATCCAAATTCTTGTAAGCACAACAACATATAGATTCTCAATTGGTAACTGTCAGGTTCTACCTTCCATTTACCTGTCTTAAGATCTATAACTTCTATGTTGTTGCCATAAATGATTGTTGCATCCGCAGTACCAAATAATTCAGGATGTATTTCATCACTTGATTTGTACTTGCGCTCTAAATACAGTTCACCGCCCGTTTCCTCTAAGCGTTTCTGTATGTAATCTGTGTAAGTTTGTATGATGTCTAAGTCTTCTTGTTCAATAATAATTTTATGACCGTAGACTTTGTGTACTGTCCCTAAAAAATCTTCTGGCTTACTTCTACCGTATAAAAACGATTCAGCTGCCTCGTGGTTTATTGTTCCTCGCAAGGCTGCCACGTTAATGGGTTGTTCTTCTGAAATACTGGTAAAGTAAACAGAAGCGGGGCAGTTATACCAACGCTCGTAAGATGATGGGCTTATTACACTATGACTCAACTCTCTCTCCTTTAACTCCTTTATTTACGGTTGGTACAGTTTAAGATTTCTGCTTCTGTATTCTTCAACATCGGATAGCTTATAAAAAACTCGTTTAGTATCTTCTCTCTTATAAAATGGTGGCCCTTTCTTTGCTAATTTCCAATTGCTCAAAGTTCCTTTACTGATACCTAACAAATTTGCTGCTTCTCCTCTTGTTATGTATTTATCTTCTTCCATGTCTTCTCCTAAGAAGTTTGTTTGCATATCCTAGTGGCATAATTTGTAATGTCAATAAATTATTAATAATTACTAGAAATTAATTATTATGAAAAGAATAAAACAAAAGTCTGTTGTATCTAATTATAAAAGTAAGGATAATGCAATAGTGTTTGTGAATGAAAATGAACATGAACAAAAAAGTGAATGACATCACAGAAGGCAGAACGCTTTCAGAGTGGGGAGACAAAAAACCAACGGATGTCCAAGTTGGAGGGGATCACTACACCAAACAAACTGTACAACCAGCAGAACTAATACAAAAATTAAATTTGTCCTGGTGTAAATCCAATGCAATTAAATATATCTTGCGAGCCGGTAACAAAGGTTCTGCAAAAGAAGATATACAAAAAGCAATACATTACCTAGAACTTGAACTTCAAATAGAAAAGGAGGTATAGATGAGCACATTTAAACAAATGAGTATGCACAAAGGCTATACAACTTCATTGGCAGATAACCCTTGCGTTAATCTGTGTGGCAGTACATCGTTTGGTGGTAGTAACCAATGCAAATACTGTGGCAGAACGCAAGAGCAAATCACACATTGGCAAGAGTATCCAACGACAGTTAGAAAATTAATTAATATTGAAAACTGGAAGAAGCATACTTCAAGACAAAAGATAACCGCACTCGCTGAGGAGTACGGTATCGATTTTGAAACAGCCAAGCAGATATTTGCTGTCAATGGACACAGAAGCACTATTATCTAGTGCTCTGCTTGCATAATGTCTTCGTAGATTTCTTTTCTTATCTTAGCTCTTAGTTCTTTTGGAACTTCGCTAATGATTTCCAAATGACTTAGCTTGGGCTTGTAAGTTTTATGATGGTTAGCTTGATGATCGTATTCTTTCTTCCATCTATATCTAACTTCTTCATCATATAAGTCAGATTTATAATAGAAAGAATAATTATAATTTTTATTTATCATGTTGCTTTCTCTATATTTAAACCAATGTTAATGTCTTTTTCTAAACAATAACCATCTTTTAACAGAACCTCTTTGCCTTCTTGCAGATCTTTAACCAAGCTGTGTACTGTTAAAATATCGTTTAACGAATTGGCTATAACCATTACTTTGTATTTACCCATTTTTCATCTCCAGTATTACATCGCCTAAGCGATCTTTTGCTTCACCAATTACTCTAGCGTATTCAACTTGATCTACTGGTACGTTTGTAGCATCAGTATGCGCTAAGAATTCATCCAATCTTTTGTATATACGTTCAAGTTCCTGTTTCATTGTTCTCTCCATAAAAGCCAATCTTTTCTAAAAACCTAGAAAAAGCATTAGAGTTAATTAAATCTCTTCTGCGTTTGTTTCTGGGTTTTTCGTAGATTAACTGATTTGTTTTTATATTGTAAAGTTTTCTAGTCCCATCGTTGTAAACGACAGTCCTGGTATTATCCCAACCATCAGAGTGTATATAACGTATTTGTTGCGCCCACTCTTCATAAGCTTGCAAACCTCTTTGCTTTTCTACTGCATCTTTAAATTCAGTCATTGCACACCTCCCATAATCATTTTGCTAATGTTATCTGAATTCTTTTGTGCGTTTTGTTGGTTAGCATCTTGCATTAGATGTGCGTAACGCTTTGTGGTCTCTGTACTAGAATGACCCAACAATCCGGCAACTTCTTCCAACGTGGCTTTGTTTGATATAGCGATACTTGCGAACGTATGTCTTAGATCATGGAAACGGAAATTTTCTATGTCTGCTTGCTCTAGTATTTGCATCCACCACCTTTGCGGTGATGATGTAAAACCTATTATCTTTTCACCATCTTTAGGCAGATTGTTTATCAACTGCATGGCCTGATTGGATAAAAAGATTTTACGATCTTCGCCCTTGTGATCTGTCTTGTGCTCTGTAAGCGTTAGAACATTGTCCTCCAAGTCAGACCAGTTGGCTTTTAACAACTCACCAATCCTCGCTCCAGTAAACAACAACAACCAAATTAAAGTTGTGTGCTTGGGTTTAAATGGTGCTTCTTCATTCAACACGTTTGTTAAACGAGCTAACTCCTCTTTTGATAAGTAACGCACTCTTTTGTTCTCCTTGTTCATGCGAAACTTCTTGGGGAATGGGTTTGGAGTTAGCTCGCCAACGGATTCCATGTAGTTAAATAATGTTCTTAATAAACGCAAAATTGCATTAGCACGATAAGCACCATTGTTGTTGGTAAGGTCAGTATGTAAAGATCTCAAATCAGAGTATTTTATGGTTCTAATATCCTTGTCTTTAAAGTATGGATAAATAACCCCGTTATACATCTGTAAGTCGTGTTTATGAGACTTTTTTTGTAAACCTATGTCCGACCTCCATAATGACCAAACATCGCTTATATTGAGTTTCTGTGGCTTTGGTTGGTCTTGTGGTTGACTGCGTGTTTCTATCGCTTTGTATCGTGCTTCATTCCACCCAAAGTTATCAGTAAGTTCGCCAAGCTTAACCTTTCGTCTTTTACCATCTATTGTGTAATCCAAGTAAAAAGATTTGCTGTATTGGAACTCTCTGAGATGTAAACCACGAACTTGTTTATCTCTCGTTATGGTTTCCATGTTAACCCCCTAATTGAAAAAGAAATAAGAACATAAATCCTAACATCAATAAACAATAAGCCATCTGATATAAGAAGTTATGCAACTGTGGGAATCTTGGTTTATTTTTTGTTGCCATATTTTTCATTAGCTTGCCTCCTTTATTAAATCTCTGACAAACTTTCTCCAACCATTACAGTAAGTGGCTACATAGATGTCATCATTGCCTACAAAATCGTAGTCTGTTTCCCATACTTCTTCTATTTGTCCGAGTTCATTTTTATATTCTTCTACTAAGATTTCTCTTGTAAATCTAGCATCACGAGAAAAATCATGTCTTGATCTTTCTTTAGGATATGTTTTCTTTCTTTTTTTACTTTTGTATCTAAGTATTTCATTGCAGACTGCTTCTAAGGATTCTGTATTGCAGATATGTATTTCTCTCAATCCTTCGTCTTTGTGTGGTTCTATTGCTGTTAAATTATATTGATATTTCATTTTTCTCTCCGTTGGGGAGGTGGCTTACACCACCTCCTTATTTTTTTACCAAGCTAATTTAGTTCCCTCTTCTTCTATCACCGACATATCAAACTTAAGACACTCATCTTGATATTTTGAATATGCTTGTGCATGACTTATAGATGGCTGAATGAATATATATTTATCTAGATTGATGGTTTCGTATGGGTCAGGATAATCTCCACAATTATGATCTGAGCCATGTAAATTTCCGCCAGCAAGATTAGTGGCCTTACCATCATCATCTAATATAATTTCAGCATCTAAAACTACATGCCTACATCCACAAGAAGGGTGCACTTCCCAAATAATTGTTCCGTGTGCTGTTTCTAACCATTTACCTTGTATTTTCTTCATTTTTCTCTCCGTTGTTATTAACATTGTAGTGAACTAAAGTGTGTTTTAATTAACTACAATGAATATATTATAGACTTATTCCTAATCTGTCTACTTTTTTCGTAACCGTATATCCACTAATGTTTCATGGGTATTTGGAACTTTATTGGTGCGTGTTGGTGCTTAGTTTAAAGATCCAAGTAGTTGTAAGACGTTTTCTATAGGTTTGTTGTTTTTCATTTCTTCGTCTTTGATTGTAATGTTACTGACATTACTAGGCTTACGAAATACTACGTTCATGTGCTCTAGGGAGACAAAGGCAAAGATGTCTATTGCACCATCTTCATAGTTACGGTTCTTAGTGTGCGATCCTCTACGCATATCAAACCGCCAGTTTGCTCTGTGCTTTTCTATCTTGGTTTTGGTTTTAACTTGGACTTTGTAGAGTGTGTTGTTGTATTGAAACAGTACGTCAGCTTCGGCTGAGTGAGGAACGATAAGTACGGTATCTGAGATTTGAGAAAGGAGTGCTGCTACGAAATACTCGCCAGAACGACCAACCCGTTCTGTGGTTCTTGACATGGTTACATATTACTGAGCTACTAAACCACCAACCTGACCACTTATTAATGCAGACGTTGTTTGCTGTCTTGAAATTCTTTTTAATGCTTGCTCAACTAAATCTTTTTCTACACCTTGCAATCTGTTTAAAATGGCTTGTTGTTCTGCTGGATTTGATGTGAATAATCTTTGTGCTATTAAATTTGCTCTTTCTGGAGTCATTCCACCAACTCTAGCACCTACTCCGCTTATCACTTGACCAGCAGCACCTAAAACTTCTCCTCTTGCAAGTCTAGCCATCAAATCAACAGCTTGTCCCACATCAGCACCAGATTCTTCTAATTCTCTTATATTTTTTGCGGTAGCTGAATTTCCAAAAACTCTATTTTTAGTTAATACTTTTTGTTCTTCTAACTCTATAATTTTTTTGAAATCTGCAAATGCTTTTTCTCCCTCTTTTCCTCCAGGAAAAGCAAGCCTTAATTGATTTTGTTTTTTCTTAGACCCAAAAATTTCTGGGATAAAATTTCTAGTAGAAGTTAAAGATTCTGCCCTATCTTTTATTGATGATATCATTCCAGTTCTGAACGCTTCTTTTTCACCTTCGTTAAATTTAGATAAAAATTTATTTAAGTCAGATGTTGGTTTGTTTTTAAATCCATGACCAACGTGATAGGCTTGCAACAATCTAGCATAATCTGAAAATTGTTTATTTGTTTTTGCATAAGCTGGATTTAATTTTCCAATAATTTCATTAAATTGATTTTTAGCGTTAATTACAGAAGTTCCATACTTAGTTACTTTACCTGTTATTTTATCTGTATTTCTATCTATAATACTATCTAGTCCAATTTTCATTGAGTGTAAATATTCAGTTGGAATTTTAGATTTCATAAATTCTTTTATTTGATTTTCATCTTTTAAAAGTTTTCCTAAATCTGGAATAGTTACATTATTTGCAGCAGCTATTCTTTTTCCGTCTTTAGCAGCTGCACTCATTAATTCTTTTCTAGGCCCTGTAAAAAAATCTTTAAAAGCTTTTGCTGGTAAGGCTTTTTGATAAGCTTCTTTATAACCAGGATTAGCTGCTTTTTGTTGAGCAGCAGCCAAATCATCAATATATTGCACACTAAATGGCCCTTCTAATTTTGATCTTATCGCAAGATCGTCAGCAATAATTTCAGCTTGTTCTATATTTCTTTGTGCTAATTTTTTAGCAACTTTTTGCCTTGATTCATTTGGAACTGCTTGAGAAACATAACTTAATCCCCTTAAATTTTCACCTAAATCAGCAATTAAAACATTTTCAGAACCCAATAATCTTGCTTCGGCTAATTTTTTTGATGCTTCTTTTGGGGACAAACCATCTCTTTGTAAGGCTTGTAATAATTTTTCATCAGAAAATTCTATTGATCTTTTTGTTCCACCAACACTTAAAATATCTGCTAATCTTCTTGCTCCCGCCGTAGCTCCTGTAGTAATTGCTGGAACAGCTCCTCCGGTAACTGCACCAACTAATGCTCCTGTTCCGGCACCAACAGCTCTTTCTCCAATTCCTCCTTCAGCAGTTCCCGCCCCATATAAACCACCATATCCAGCTCCTATGGCTGATGTTTTAGCTATGGTTCTTCCAAGGCTAGGTGTTGCTCTAGCGGCTGTAGCAGTTAATCCAGCAGCAGTTCCTGTTCCTCCAGTTACTAAGCCAGCTGCTAATGAAGGCAATAATGCACCCCCTATTTCAGATGCAAAAGATGCCACAGGAGCTTCTTCTCTAAATTCTTCTAAAGATTTTCTTATGTCGTCTACATCATAATCTAATATTTTACCTAAAGTCCCCGCCTCTAATTCATCTGCAAATCCAAATGTAAGACCTTGTGCAAAACTTCTAGCAGTTCCTTTAACGTGCTCCAACACACTTAATTCATCTTCTGTTTTTTCTTTTGACGTTTCTTCAACAAGCTCTTTTTCTTTTTGTTGTTGGCTAAACTCAAGAGCTATTTTTTGAATTTGAGCATTTTGTTGTTCAGGTGTTAAATCAGCAAATTCATCATCAACTTGTACTCTGCCAATACCTTCTATTTCAATAATCATTATTCAATTATTTTCCAGCTTAAATTTGAAAAATCATAAGGGTCTACATCAGCTGTAGACCTTCTTCTATTTATTTGTTCTTTTCTAAATTTTACTTCTCTTGCATTGGTTTTTTTCAAATCTTGTAATACTCGCAAAACATCCTCAGGTGTTTTTGCAGCTTCTAATTCTTTCATGGCTCTTTGAGCATCTCCTTCTGTTTGTGGGCCTTTATTAAGTCTTAAAGACTCATTGACATATGTTTGTTTCCATCTTTCAAAAGCATTGTAATTTGCTAATTTTTCTTTTGATTCTGCATCCATGTACTGCCTCATTATTCCTAAATTTCCAAAAGCAGCTTGTATGTCTTCTCCGTAGCCAACTTCTAAGTTTCCTTCTCTTACTGCATCTATAAAAAAATCTATATCAGTTTCAACTCCACCTAAATTAGATAGTGCTGTAAAATCTTCGTCTTCTGATTTTATTAAAGTAGCTGGTAAAGTTTTTCCTATTCTAGCTATTTCTTTTTCTTTTTTTGCTAATTCTAATTCGGCATCTATTATTTCTTGATTAATATCAATTTTTGGTTTTCCGCTTTCGTCAAAACTTACAGTATATTTACCATCTCCTAAAAGTTGTGGTTCTGTTCTTCTTCTTTCTCCTTGTAAATATTGAACAACAGATGTTTTTCCTAATCTTGCAGCTAAAGATAACGCTGTATCTGTATCACCTCTATTAAGAGATTCTTGTAATTGATTCTCTAATTCAGTTTCTTGTTCTTGTTTCTGTGTTTGTTGTATACTTTTAATCCCAGCTTCACGACCCATTAATCTTAATAGTTTTGCCTTACCTTGATCTTTTACATTAACATCAATCCATTCATTCCATTGTCGATCTTGCTCTTGCAATCTACGACTCTGTTGCATACCTAAAGCCATCTGCATCCTTTGTGGATCGCCAGATAGTTGTGCAGTTGCAATACCTAGTGCATCTGATAATTGTGATAGTGATTCGTTTGCCATAATTAATCCTTATCCGAACCCTTGACCAAACCCAGCTCCAGCACTACCACCAAATCCAGTACCGCCTCCAGTACCACTAGAGCCACCAAACAAACCTTGCATAAACGGTTGGTTCAATATATTTAGGGCAGTAGAAACACCTTCTAACGCACTAGGTTGATAACCTGTCGTTCTGCTAGTAGCAAAAGGTTGACCCGCTGCTCCTGACAATAAACCAAGTTGTTGAGGCCCGTAAGCCAACGCTCTTTGGAATTCTTGATACGGAACATCCAATGCTCTTTGTTGTAGCATTTGTTGTTGTGCTCCTATACCGCCTAATAAACCAAGTCTTCCAGCTTGTAAACTAGATATGTCTCCTAAGACACCTCTTTGGAAACCTCTAGTTGCCATTTGTCTTGCAATGTCTGACTCAGCAGCACCTAAAGCTTGACCATAACCCGCTTGTCTTAATCCAGCTGCGGTTCTAGCTGCTTGTTCTACATACGGTCTAGTGGCTTCAGCTTCCATAATTGCTGAACGTGATCCGCCAAATGCACCCGCACGAATCGCTGATTCTTGTGCTTTACGTTGTGCTATGTCTTGTTCTCTTCTTATATCACCTAATGTAGTGTCTATAACTTGTTGTGTATAAGGTGATTGATAGGCAGATATGTCTGTTTGTAAAAGACTAGGGGCGGGGGCTTGTGCTAATCCAGCCAGTCCAGCCATAGGATCATAACCCATACCTGACTCAAATAAACCACGAGTGGCTTGAAATGCTCTAAGTTGATCTGGATTAAAACCAGCTACTCTTGAACCTGTGTATGGTACAAAAGGTTGTGCTGCTAAAGTTCTACCTTGTCCGTAGACTTCTCTTAACATAGCCTGTTGTTCAGGACTTAATTGTTGCGTTTGTTGAGTTTGACCTGTTTCTGGATCAAAAGCAGATTTAGCTGCTGCTGCTGCTCCTACTACTGCTGCTATAGTTGCTGGGTCTGCCATATTAATTTCCTATTTTTTTACTAATTATATTGGTTTCTTTAAAACCTTTATTTTTTAAAACTCTTTTCCATCCCTTCCTTCCGCCTAATCTTATCTCAGAACATCCTAGAAGTTTTGCAAAATTTTCAAGTTCTTTTAACATTTCTAAAAGTTCTTCCATTTTACCACCACTAAAAATAATACTTAAAATACTTTTTTTTGGGTATTGAGCAACAAAAGTTACAACTGCTGACTCTTTACCTGGCCATAATTGAAATGTGCCATTAGCTATGTTTTCTTCTACATCATCTATATTATAGCCAACATTATCAATATTGACTGCATCTTCTATATATTGCTTACATCTTAACCATTCTGTGTGCCAGTCGTATAAATTATACTCTGGTTCTTGTTTGGTTCTGATATCAGTCACCTTTTGCATATTCTACGATACTCATAATTACACTTAATTTGTTTGCATGAGAAGCTGTGCAATTTATAATTTCTCCAGATGTTAATATCA